ATCAAAATCAGTTCTTGTAATAGCAATCTGACATAAATCAGGGTCTCCCCAAAATGGTGCAACTTCTATTGTTCTTACAACATTTATAATTTGTGGTAAGGTATTTAAATTTTCTGAAGTTTTGAATCTTGTTCCGTCTACTTGTGATGGTGTTGCTAAACCTATCCTTACCAAATCTTGCGGAGAAAGAGAAAATTCACCAATATCTGATAAATCAACATCCATAACCAATGTTTGAACACCAATTGGAACTCCGAATATCATAAAGTCCCCACTTTCATTTGTTTGGACCGTGAATTTATAATACTTGTCGTATAATTGAACTACCGTTTTGTTTGTCAAAGCATCCTCTCGAGTCGGAAAAGTTCCTGTTGCTTGATGACCAGGATAACTCGGTTCATATGGTAATAAATTATATCTATAACCATCTTCATTAACCTCAGCTACTGACTTGTAAGGATAGATTGTATTGATAATAGGATTATCTTCGTCTTCCTCACTTAGAGGAATGAAAACCGATATCTTGGCATTAGGTATTCCGTATCCATTATTGACTAATACTCTACCTACAACTACTCCATAATCGGAGCATTGTTTTTGATATACGTCACTTTGGAGAAGTTTCAGAGAAAGTATTTCTAATAAGTCAAAATCCTGTTCTAATTTTACGTTTAATTGTTTTGCGGTATTTTGACCAACTTCGGTTCTTATTCTAATCGTTTTCGGCATCAATTATTTTTTTGATAAATAGTATTTATTCTATTTTATCTAAAAAAATAGACAATGGTTTAATAAAATAAATTGTCAGGAAAAATTAAGCGTTTGTTGGTTTCTCACTCTAACCAATATATCTTTACCAGGGAACCTAACTTGGTAAATTTGACTAGGTTGTGCATATATAGTATCGTCAATAAGCCCTATTTGTCTTGTTGCCGAATTGGAATAACTTTGTGAGGTTTGGGATGAAGAGTATTGACCTCCAACTAAGTTGAATATGTCCATACCAGCTATTGAAATAACACCATTTATATCCTGTATGTTTTTTCTTATCTCTGAGACATAAACATTTGAACCTAATTCTATATTACCAGGATTAAAGTAGTTACTAATGACATTTATAATTTCTGAGACCACAGCACCTTGATTTTGTGACGCATCTAATACCACTGATATATCGAACTTCAAGTCAACAACCTGAGCAACGGTAATACTTATATAATCATTCATCATTCTATAGTTAGATAGGTAATTCGCTAAATTACTTTTCAATGTTTCAGAAATAATTTCACTTAACTTACCATTATTATCATATGAAAGTAGTTGTATTACAACTTTATTATCGATTTCGGTAATCGATACTTTAGCCGGAGAACCGAATTTGGATGGCATGTTTCTTATCACCGCTTCGTAATCACTCACAGTAACTGCTCTATTTTGTGCGGCGAAATTGTATGTCACATAATTTCTAACCTCTTCGATGCTAGGTGTATTTAACCCACCAATAGCTGCTGTTATATTATTACAAGTTAATGAGTTAACAACATTTGTATTTGTTGACTCATTAGGTCCATTAACAAAAAATGACGCATTTGCCACTTGGTTTATAACATTTACCCCTAAATTACTGACCAAACCTCCACCTACTCTATATTGAACAAATATTGTTGAATTTGATTTCAATGTGCTACCTAACGCAAAGTTGTTCGAGTATTTTTGTAGATTAAGTGGTGTTCCGTTTCTTGCAAATTCTCTTAATAATTCATCGGTTGATTGACTACCTCCACCAAAAGTCATTTTAAAAAATCCTTCAGGTGTGAATTCTGTAATAAATTTGTTTGAGGTTTGTAGATATCTCCCTACTTTGATGCCAGGTTTATCGGATGGTCTTGTTGGGTCCTCTATGAAGACCTTATCTTGAATCAAGGCATCAACTTCATACCATCTGTTTTCTAAACCTAAAAATTCTTGGGCACTCGGAACGTTTGCGTATTGTGTTCCATCTTTCAATAGAACACTTGTAACACCTAATACATTTTTTTCAGGTAAAAACATTTCAAAAAATGGTCTTACGTCATTTGCATTTACAACTCTTTTGAATACTTTTGTAATACCATTAACAACAGGTTCTCTTTTTGTAATCCTATATGAAGTTATAATATTATTGGCATCGAAAATAGGAACTTTGGTTCTATTTAGATTTCCGTCGGAATCAAAGTTAGAAGAAAAATCAATATCATTTAATGTTTCGAAAACTTGTCCCGCACCTGTAACTTGAGCCCCTCTCCTAATTATACCACAATATCTCAAATCTTCTCTATCACCGAAAGGGGGAACTATTATAGAAAATTCTGTAAGTGCAACCGATGGTCTTAGACCAGGAATTTTTAATCCATAGGTTCTAGCGATGTTATATATAGAAGACCTTTGTTGTGCATATTGTAATACGGTCTCTTGAATACTTCTATCTATGTTGAATTGTAGGTTGTCGCTAACTGCAGCGTTTAAATCCAACAAAACAGAAAATACCGAAGCATCATTAACGTTTTGAATTAAATCAGGATAATATGTCCTTACAAAATTTATTAGTTCTGTCCTTATTGATTGAAAATCTCTTGTTGTATAGGATATTTTTTTGTTTGACATATTATTTAAATATTAATAATTATGAAATCTGATGATTCAAAAGCACCATCGGTAATTATATAATCAATTTTAACCTTTGCGGTGTGTTCTTTCTCTGATATATTTGTGACTCTAAATTCTTTTTGACCATTTGTTACAACAGTACCAAATTCTTCATCTTCTGTTGATGCATCAAATACTTCTATTTTTGTTATTTTAACACCAGGAATATATTTTTCTGCAGATTGTCTTATTTCAGCCTCAATATCTGAAAATGTAGGACCATCCAATGGTTCGAATATGTATTCATATAATCTTGTTCCGAAATCAGGTAAAAAATATCTACTACCCTTTCTTGTTAATAATAGATGAATTAGATTAGTTCTAACTTCCTCATCTTTTGTTTCTGATAAATCCAAAAAATTACCCGTTAAAGAGTTCCTGAATGGAAAATTTATTCCGTATGTTGTTCCATTTGCCATATTTCATAAATACTTCAAGGTTTAATTTCTTGAATATTATAATAATAACTATCCCCATCTTCAGAAATCCATCTATCTGAACTTGTTTCAACTGAAGGTAATGAATTATCAACTTTTATGTCTTTCAAATTCAGTGGAAAATCAGTTGTTATCCAATTGGAATCTTTCCAAAATATTCTGTTATTTGGTTGACATAAAAGATACCCATCGTCTGACACAAGTAAATGACCACACTTATAATCAGATGGTTCATCACTATAAGCGTTATCAAACCAATCAATTGTCATCAAATATGTTACCCAAACTTTTGTTTTGTCTTTTAATACAACTTCAGCCCTTTTTCCTTTCAAAAACTCATATTCGGTCACTGTAACATTTTCTGAGAAACAATCCCAAAGTTGTTTGAAATGAAAATCAATATCTTTGGTAGGTTCTTTAAGGAATATTTCAGATATCGGAACTCTTGACCTCAACATTCCATAGTCGGTCATTACGTGAAAAGTTAATATTTTACCTGATACTGATTGTATTCCAAATGCGTAAGCATTATGAAACTTATTGTTATCTTTTTCATTTTTGGTAAAATGTGATAATCTTACTAAACACTTAAAACTTTTGATATTTTCGTTTAACAACCCCACACTTATAAATATCCACCTTTATAAAACAAAAAATCCCGATTTCTCGGGATTTATGTTATGCTGAACATCCAAAACATTCTACCAAACTACTGTCGGGTCTTGGTGGTAAATTCATTTTACTGTAATCTACTTCAGGAAGTGGTTGAGGTTTTACTTCTTGACTGATATCTACCGCCAAGTGTTTCGCTCCTGTTGAAATTGCCTTTGTTCTAACATAGTAACACAAAGTTTTCAATCCGTTTTCCCAAGCCTTAAAGTGAGACGAAGTAATTTTTGATACCGTTGGATTTGCCAAGTAGATATTCATAGATTGAGATTGGTCGATAAATGGTGCCCTATCGGATGCCATATCAATTAGTTCTCTTTGAGAAATCTCCCAAATGGTTTTATACTTTTTCAAAAGATGTTCAATTCTTTTTACTTTTTTGTTGTAGTTTTTATCCTCAGCATCTAAGTATTTGTTGAAGTTAATTGATTGGATTGAACCTTCGTTTAAGATAATCTCATTTTTCACTTGTTCGTTCCAAATACCAATTTTTTCAAAGTCAGTGATGAGATATTTGTTTACAATCATAATTTCTCCACCAACAACTCGTCTATTGAATAACGCTGAGTGAGCAGGTTCTGTCATTTCATATGACCCTGTGATTTTTGCCGATGACGCTACTGGCATCTGAGCGGTGGTAAGTGAATTACAAACACCAAATAACTTAATATTTTCTTTAAGTGAGTTCCAATCCCACATTCCTGATAAGTTACTTTCTGCAAGTCCCCACATATTAAATTGGAACACACCTTGTTCAATTGGTGACCCTTGGAAAAAGTCATATGGTTTGTATTCACCTGTTTTACACAAATTGTTTGATTCGTAAATCGCTCCGTAATAGATTGTTTCGAAGATATCTTTGTTAAGTTTCTTTGCTTCATCAGAAGTAAAAACATAATCCATAAGGTAATACACGTCAGCAAGTCCTTGAGTTCCGATACCAATTGCTCTTTGTTCTAAACCACCTTTTTTACCTTTTTCAGTTGAGTAATAATTGATGTCAATTACCTTGTTAAGTGCTCTTACAACTTTACGAGTTTCTTCAAACAACCTTTGGAAATTAAACTTACCATCCTCAACAAAGTTTTTCAAAATCATAGATGATAGTGTACAAATCGCTGTGGTATTCTCATCCGTGTATTGGTAAATCTCATTACACAAATTTGATTGTTTAATGACACCAATATTTTGATGGTTGGTCTTTTTGTTTGCGTTATCTTTTGAACAAAGGTAAGGAACACCAGTTTCAATTTGTGATTCAATAATCTTATACCACAACTCTTGAGCCTTGATTTTTTTACCTAACCCTAAACTTACCGCCTTGTTGTAATTGTTTTCGTATTCCTCACCATAACATTCTTGGAGGGGTTTCAATCCCGCCTTTAGGATGTCATCAGGACAGAATAAATACCAATCTGATGACTCACGAACCGCTCTCATAAAGTTATCAGGTAACCACAAAGATGTGAAAAGGTCTCTTGCTCTTAACTCCTCAGGTCCTGTGTTTTTCTTGATGTCTAATAAATCAAAAATATCTCTGTGCCAAGGTTCGATATAGATAGCTGCACTTCCTGGTCTTCTTCCTTGTTGGTTAAAGAACCTCAACGACTCATTTACGATTTTAAGATATTTCAATAATCCACCGGCAAATCCTCCTGATGAAGAAATACGAGTATCTTTTGACCTGATATTACTCATACAAAGTCCGATACCAGCAGCGTCAGAAGAGTATGTAGAGATATCTTTTAGTGTGTCCAATAATCCCTTTCTTGAATCATCGTTATTGTAATGTAATACACAAGACGCCAACTGTGGTACCTTTGTTCCCGCATTAATCATAATAGGGGTCGCAGGGGAGATAAGTTGATTTGACAACGAATTGTAGTATTCAACAGCCTCTTCAAAGGATTTGGTAACCCATAAAGCAACTCTCATATACATATGTTGAGGTCTCTCAACTGATACGCCACTTGAGTTTTTGAGTAGATACATCTCTTGTAATGAACGCCAAGCAAAGTAATCGAAGTTGTAATCCAATTCGTGGTTGATTACCTCATCAATTTTGTCTTTACCATAATATTTCATAGTTAAAATAAGGTCTTCATTAATAATACCCTCCTTATTTAAACTTTCCATAACCTCTGAGAAACTTGGATTTGTTTCTTTGTGGTATGATGAAATCGCTACGGTCGCAGCCAATCTACTATAATCGTAGTGACTACCAGTATAAGCCGCTGAAATCTCATAGACCAACTTATCCAAATCCTTAGTGGTGATTTTACCTTCGGTTGGAACTGAAGTGATTACTTTGATGAATATTTCATCTGAATTAACGTTAAGTGACTTAGACGCCTTTTTAATTCGGTTGTATATTTTGGTGGGGTTGAAGGCTACCTCTTCCCCACCTTTTTTTATAATTGTTAATGACATAGTTTATAGTTTAAAAATCTTCATCAAATGAGATTGCCTCGTTAAGTTTTGCTTTTTGATACTCGATAGTTCTACTTTCAAAGAAATTACCTTTTGTTTCTACTGCGATTTGTTCCATAAATTTAAATGGTTGTTCTACGTTAAATTCTTTTTTACATCCAAATTTAACTAAAAGTCCATCAACAACAAACTCCAAGTATTGTTTCATCAAATTTTGGTTCATACCAATTAATGAAACAGGTAATGATTCTGTGATAAATTCCTTCTCAATCTCAAGTGCTGACAACAATATCTCTTTAATCCTTTTTTCTGATATTTTGTTTTCGATATGATTGTTAAATAAATGAATTGCGAAATCACAATGAAGGTTTTCGTCCTTAAAAATCAAGGCATTTGCGTTACACAATCCTTGCATAATCCCTCTTGATTTTAACCAAAAGATTGAACAGAATGAACCTGAAAAGAAGATACCCTCAACTGCTGCGAAAGCGACTAACCTTTCTTGGAAAGATGCGTTCTTAATCCAATTAAGAGCCCAATTTGCCTTCTTTTGAACCGCAGGGAGATGTTCGATTGCTCTGAAACACTCCAACTTTTCTTTGGGGTCATTAATATATGTGTCAATTAATAGGGAATACATCAGTGAGTGGATGTTTTCCATCGCAAGTTGGAATCCGTAGAAGAACTTAGCCTCGGGATACTGAACTTCTCTGTAGAAATTTTCAGCAAGATTTTCGTTAACGATACCATCAGAGGCGGCAAAAAATGATAATACATTTTTCACAAAATATTTTTCATTTTCTGATAGTTTTTCCCAATCTCTAATATCCCCACTCAAATCAACTTCCTCAGCGGTCCAAAACGCCGACTGATGTTTTTTATAATAATCCCATATGTCGTGATACTCAATAGGGAATATGACAAACCTGTTAGGGTTCTCTTTTAATATTTGTTCCATAATTAATTAACTTGTTGTTTTTCTTTTCTTTTATCCATCAATTCTTTCATTCTCTGACGACGCTTCTCTTCTTGGTTTTCTTCGTGACCCAAGAATGTTGTGGATGATTCAACATCAATCTCTAACATTGCGTTATCAAATTTACAATTTTCAAAGATAACACCATCGTCACCGATACGAGATTTTGTAATCGCAATTGTTGCCAATTTCATCTCTTTTTGTTGTAAGGTTTTCGCTACCGATATAATAACGTGACCTACTTGTGCTTTCTTAATTGAACCTCCCATTTGGTCTGTGGTTACGACTTCTGATGAAATAGATGACCTATTTCCTTGTGTTGCGGTCCAACCCACCAAAGATAGTTCGTGACACATCGCTTCAAA